CGATGGTAAACTAATAACTTCCGTTGGAAATGGGTAATCTTTTCTTGGTTGTTGATTTGGTGTATTACCTAAACCTCTCGTAACTTGTTGTTCAATGTTTTGTTCCATAATATAACTTTTGTCTTTATTATATATATTATGTTTTTGAAAAAATAAAAAAAGGATACTTTGTGGGTATCCTTTTCTTTTATAATGTTAATACGATTAGTATTCTAAGATAGCATAATCATATGCTAAAGTCAATGTGATTGAAACTGGGTCTGTTGTGTTTGACCAATCCATTTCACCAAAGTTTGCTTGAGTGATAAATGCACCTATTAATGTCCATTCTTCAACTTTATCTCCTACTGGGCCTAATGAAAAGAATTTAATTCTTTTTTTGTAGAATGCAGCGTATCCATCTCTACCTGTGATTGACTCATGTGATAATCTAATCCAATCCATTACCTGTTGAGCTCCGGATGGGGCAATTGGGTCATATAGAGTGATTTCTACATCATCCCAAGTTGATTTACCTTTAAGCTTTCTTTTTACATTGATGTGGTCTAATTCAACTACTTCGGATGTGATAGTAGGTCTTTGTGCTGTTTTGATAATATACGATTGGATGCCATCGATTTCCATTATAAATCTGTTGGACATCTTCGGCTCAAAATTCTTATAGAAAATTTTATCAAACTCTAATATTTCTGGCATTTTACTTTATTTTTTAATTCTTTTATATAAATATCTATTTTCTAAATTATCCGTTAAATGCTGCTCCAGTTGGTAAGATGTTGAAATCAATTTGAATGAATTCAGCGGTCTTAGTTGGTTGTAAGTAGATAGCTCCTTTAAGGATGTTTCTATCAATTACATCTGGTGTGTTATTAGTATCGTCCATTACAACACGGAATGCGTACAAACCTTGTCTTTGTTGGATTGATTCTAAATAAGGGTTAACAATATTTAAGAATATGTTTCTTGTTGTTGAAGTATTTTGTTCGAATACTAAGTATCTTGAAGTAGATGCGATATACTTTCTAACGGTCAATAACAATCTTCTTACATTAATTCTATCTAATGCTGATGGTTTGTCTTGTAATGTTTTTTGTCCGAATACTACGATACCTTGTCCTGGGAATTGTACGATTGGGTTTACTTTACCTTCATATAATTCATCTTTTTCAGATTGAGTTAATCTATTCAATACGCTAACTGCTCCTACTAAACCACCTCTATTCAAACCTGCTGGTGCGAACCATTCTGCTGCTACTCTATCGTTTGATGCGAATACACCTGGAAGTAATACTGATGGTGGAACTGTGATTAATTTGTTTGTATTTATATCGATTGTTTTAATCCAAGGGTAGTAAGTTGCTGCGTAGTTAGTATCTAACTCACTAGCTTTAGTTACCGTTGCAGTTAATCCTAAATCAGAATCACCCATTTCGGTAATAAAGAAAGCATCTGCTCTTTGTTCTACCATATCAACTATTGCTGTATGTACATATGAGTGGTCATTCTTAGTAACACCAGGTGCTACAACCATATTAATATCGAATTCATCGGTATTAGATAATGCGTTAATTGCTTTCATATATGCAACTGAACCACTTGATGTAGAATTTGTTAAGTTAAAACCTTGTGAGTTTCCTGCAGATATATCCGAATCTTTATAGATTGGAGTTGCCGGATTCATACCATCAAATCCTTCTTGAAATGCTACAACGAATTGTGCTAAAGAAGAACCTACTGATAATGTACCACCATTTGCTGCATCCAATCCAAATGCTGAATTAGAACCTACACCTGCTCCTGTTGGAATTGCTTTTAAGTAGATTGAATTATCCGTATTAAAATCTAAATCGATACCACCATTTTGTGTTGCTGATGCAGTTACAAATGTTACAGATGGAACCAATGCTCCAATTGCTGCAGATGCAGATATTGGTAAAGTATAAGCCGAATGCCCAAATGGAACCGATTGTACAGGTGCCGATGTTGCTGGCATTACAACTCTAACATATTTAGAATTGTTTACCCAATCACCACTTTCAGTTATTTTACCATCATTAGCAATTTCTCTTTTTCTATCACCAATTACTCTTGCGATATAGTTAGGAGAATTAGGGTCTAAGTTTATATTTGAATAAGTTTCTAATACAATTTTTTTCTTTTCAGTATCTGCAAAGTCTCTTACTACAATTGTGAATGTACCATAATCTGTTCCGTTTACTGAACCAGCTGCTTTAATATTTGAAATACCTATTTTTACTTTTGTATTTGCAGAATTACCAACACCCAATGTTTCTAATTGAAATAAATCAAATCTGTCACCACTAATAGTTTGTGATTTAATCATTGGAGTTAATGCTTCTTGTGCATCAAATGTAAATAATTGGTCATCTAATACACTTACACTAGATGATGTGTTTGTACCAATTGTTACACTATGGTTTTTGAAAAATCCGTATACATATGCACCTTTAGCTCCCAATGGAGATGTACCAAATGTTGATTCAATATCGTTTGTATCTTCGGAATCAACTGATGATGTTCCTGCAAAATTTGTTGAACCAGTTATACTGATGATAAAGTCACCATCTGATAATGTTGTAAACGATGAACCACTTAATCCTGTTGTTAATGTATTTTTATCAGTAGGGAATAAAATACCAACTGATGCTGATACTGAACCCGTAGTTATTGTTAATAGTAAAGGATTTTGTGCGGTATATCCACCTACACCCGCTACTCTACAAATTGTTGCAGTTCCTGCTTCTCTTAAATAGTTTTGTACTGCTAATGGAGTATAATATTTTCCATCAGCTGCTCCAAATAATTCAGCAAACTCAGCTTGTGAATTTACAATTGTTGGAACTACTGGACCTTCGTTGAACGGGCCTATGAATGCTGCACCTATATCTGCTACACCTTGTTGTAAGAATGAAAGGTCGTTTTCTCTTGTGAAAACACCTGCCGATACTAATTTTTCTGCCATCTTATATGCTTTAATTTAAATTTATTAATTCTCCTTATAAATATACATTTTTAACTCAAAACAACAAAATCTTATTTGTATGTTGGTGAGAAATAATTATATGTTTCTGTTACTTTTGTCGAATTTTGTAATACATTATAGAACAATACTGGTCCGATTTGTCCATTCCAAAATGTTGTTCTTGCACTATTACTACCAATTGTTAAAAAATTAGTATTAGATGGTGCAGTGAATGCAGATGCTGTAAATGTTCCTACCGATGTTCCATCCACATAAACGGTAGTTGTACCACTTGGTTGGAATGTTGCCGAAATCATATACCACACATTTGATGATAATGAAGTCGTTAATTGTGCACTATTTCCTAATGTACTACCATAGAATCTAACTCTATTTAATGTAGAACTATCAGTTGATTCGATTGCTAAACCATAAAATCCTGCGTAATCAAAAATATGTCTTGACCCTACACCTAATGTTGTTGTAGGTCTAATCCACATATGAATTGTACCAGTATTGGTATTGAATTGGGAAATGCCACCATTGATATTTGTAGTAGTATCTTTGTACCAAAATTGGTTTGTACCATTTCCTGCCCAATATTTTTCCTTTCTACTTGCTCCTGCATTATACGATGGGTTACCTCCAGTAATACTTGCTGCGTTTGCAACACCTGCAGGTCTTACACCGGTATTATAACCCGAAAGGTCTAACCAGTCTGCCGTTGCAGTACCTGCCGTTGATGATGCTTTTGATGGGTCAACATATAATCTTAATCCACTTGCAGGTATAGAAGGTTGTGTGGTTGTTCCTTTGTTATGTGAAATTAAACCATTTGAAATATATACATCGGCATTTTCAACATTTACAGTTACAATTTCAACATCATCTGTTACGATTTCGATATTAGTAACTTCTACTTCAGTTTCATCTTGCATTACTAATTTATCTCCAGGTAAAATTTCACCTACATTCTTAAACTTATATTTACCAATCTCATTATCCCAAACATATAAAGGGTGAGTTTCGGTTGCTTTAATTAAACCATTATTAAGTGAAAAATATCCTTCTGCAAAGTTGAAAGTTAAATCTGTAACTGTTACATTTTGTGCAGAACCTTCCAAAGTATCCGAATGATAAAATCTCCATTCAATTTGGAAGGTTCTGCACAAAATGTAACAGTTACAGATTTAACTTTCAACTTTGCA